TGCTGACGAAGCGGTGATAGGCCCTAAACTCGGGGCCCGGCACACTTGCGGTAACAGGCTATACGTCTGCTTCCTTCGGTCCAAATTTTGACCAGCGGAAGTATCCGTCCCGACTCCGATCAGGTTCCCCGTTCAGGGAAACCTCGGTGTCGTATGATTGCATCCGTTTCCTCCTTTCGTCCTCCAAATAGAGGAGCTCAAAGAGGGGCGGGAGTCCTTTAGCAAACTGACGTGTTCGCTTAAGGAAATAGGCATACCAAACATACGGTCTCTCAAGTAGTTGACGCTTACGCTTCTTTCTTCGAAACGTTAGGCGCCAATAACTCGGGTGCGAGTGTTCGTAAGTAATTCGCGAACATTCTAAACCGTGTATCAGGTATGGAGGAATATAGTGTTTAATGCCAGCGTGATCAACTTCCCACGATGGCACAAAACAGATCTTCCTCTTCCTACTCACAATCATGTGGAGCAGATAAGTTAGAGTGGTGGGAATCTCGCAAGGGTCCCAATGGTCAAGAAGACCATTGATCATCTTGTGACACCAGGCTAGGTATTCATTACCTGGCACCATACCATCACTCTGTAGGTCACACTCGGGCATGTACGGTCTAACATCAATACCACCTTTATAGTCACCTCCGCAGCTTTCTCGAAAGAAAGTCCACGAGGGCTTGTCTAAATCTCGACGATCGTAAAAACTCTTATCAGAGTTAATCGTGAAACCGAGCTCAGACATGATAACTATAAACGGGCCTGACATCGCAATGGGAACAATTAAATCGTCCCCATAAACCGATACCTTACCCCTACATTTAAGTAGGAGACGTGTGGCCTCCGCTAAGGCGTAAAACAGCAGCGTTTGGAGTGGAAACGTGTGACCAGATCCCATGAGCATATAGCTCGTGAGTGAGACCTGGTCATTCCCGACCATAACAGTCGGTACACGTACACAATCAAGTGCGTCATGCCAGGACTTCGGCACCATGCACTCAATGTGCCTCCAGACAAAACTGTCGGAAGCCTTACTCATGTCGATTGTAGCAAGATGGCCCGTTACTGAAGCCTTTCTCGCCCAACGCCTATGGCGTTCTTGCTGTTTTGCAAGGTCGATATGAGTTTCCTTCTCGAGCTTTTTGCGTACCATTTCCCCGATCCCCCTCGACAGAAAACCGCCGAGGATGGTATCAGGTGCAATGATGCGCGCGCTCTTAAAGGATTTTGGAACCGCGGTCGCTCTGATCCGGTTCACGACCTGTCTTGGTCGGTCACCACTACGCACCGCCCGAAGGAGGTGCACATCACGAGAAAGACACGCATTGTACGCCGCATGTTGCTTGGCAGTGCCGGACGACGTGAAAACACGTCTATCTAGGTAGGCCAAACGACGCGGTAGTTTGTACGCTGCGCGTTTTCCGAATGAGCAAGAGTCGAACCACTCATCAAACGAAAATTCACCAAGAATTCTATGGCAAATTTCTGCTGACAAGTGTATAGCGAGCGATGCTCGCCGACTCATAGGCTCAGGGAGAACAAATGTCTTCTGAGATTCCTTGAAACCTAAAAAGGCCTCTTTGGACAACTCGTCAAACGATTTATCCTCGCTCCAAATTACACGTTTGTCGAAATTACGGAGTTGCTGTAATTTCTTGAACATGTAAGGCGGCCATCCCATTTGAGTAGGGATAGGTGAACCACGCTCAAACCCTGTGCATATCCGACGTAAATTCACGTCGGCTAAGTCGTGGAAGAGAGCTTCCTTAACCCCTTGTAATAAGGGCTCAAGTGAGACGCGTGAATTCTTAACGCGTTTCTTCTTATGCTTCTGTTTTGATAGCATAACTTCAACCTCCTTGGGGTTATTGTGTTTCTGCTAGTCTCTTGGTGGCTTACGCCGGAAGAGTCCCAGCATTGAATAGAGCATCGAACGCAGATGAAACAAACACCTGCGCGCCCATCTCACGAAGTTCATCGACATTTGCCGAAGACGCTTCAGGATGGTATTCGATTTCAGCTCTAGCAACACAATAGCTAACCGTCCCATCGGCCAAAGTGATGGGAAGTACAAACTGGCCTTTAGCTTTATGCTTAGACCAACTTCCATCATTTTGGACAGCGGGATTCCGGGCAGTAAGAATAACTTTCTGCCTAGCAAGGTGATTGGTTTCAGAAACATCGGCATATTCATAGCCGTTGTTAACTGGCGTAGAGGTGCGGTCAAAAGTTTGAGCCGCGCCACCAGCTGTGGAAGTAGTTCCACCATCAGTCAATGAAATGGACATAACGTTCATTTCCTCCTTGTTAGCACGTTACGTAACGTGCCCACGATGAGTGCTGTTGAGTCGATAAGACGCAGGCAATTCGCCCAACGCTTATCAACAAGTGGGACAGACGGCGGTTCGATGTCAATGACGCGTTTCTGGCGGAAGATCTCGGTGCGATAATTCGCATTGTCGTTCTCCCAACCAGGAAAGTTCCAGTCAACCTTAGCATCAATCGCGTAAGAAACATACGATTGCGCATAGTCGATCTGGATTTCGCGGAGACTGGCAAGCCAGTCACCAACATTGACGAACCAATCGAAAACGAATGACCAAGGGATACGTTCCCAGGTAGCACGCAAGACATCCCAGTTTGATGTGCCCCACGGATGTGGGTCAAATCTGCTGTACATGTCTATTGCGCCTCCAAGCCCGTATTTGACCTCAGCTTTCCATTCACATGGAAACCAGTGACCAAAATAAGGGGAGTAATGTTGCATCACTCCACTTATTACCTCGGGTTTTTCGCTCCGATCTCCATCTTGAACGCGGTCGATCCGGCTCACCCCTTTGGTGAGCGCAATAAGATTCTCCGCATCCATCATGGCAGGCATTAAGAAGTACCTAAACCACAACCACAACTCCTCCGGGTGGAGGATAATGTGGCGAAGCTTAGATAAACCCATGCCGGGTTTGCGCAATGCGCCCGCTGCATTAAGAAGCATTCGACGGAGTTCCGTCAAAGTCTCCTCAAGCTCTGCGAGAAACACTGCACCATCAAATCGTGGTTCGTTGGCTTTTATGAACAAATCACGTCTGACAAAAGCGCTGAGTTCTTCAGCCCAAGCGTCAGTTCCGTTCTTGTTCATAAAAGGACAAATTTCCCCTTTGTAATTACTGTTGGGGAAAGTGGAAGGCCACACACTCTGTGTAAGAATGTGCAGGCACCACATCTCGTAACTACCAGTAGCATAGTAATTTCTGCTACCGATACACGCCCATTGATCCACGTCGAGGTCAACAAGCCTACGTTTATATACCTCAAATGGGTTAAACGCCTTACGGCGTTTGTTGCCCACTTGAATAAACATAGGTCGACCTCGATATGATGTAACCGATTCGTCCACTGCGTGTATCCACGACAATTGTCTTTCATTTGTCGGTGGTTGACCGCAATTTAACCCACTCTGCCGAACGATTTTAAAATCATCGCTCTGCCTAGTGGACGTGACGAATCCCATCACTCTCCAGATTGAATGAATTGCTCAATCTGGATACGGCTTGAAAGCATTTCGGCAGCTTTATCGGCGACATCGCCAATAAATCCACCTACTGTGTTTCCAATCAGCTGTAGAATTAGGATTGTTGCCATTACGGCAATGCTTATATCCTTCTTCATGTTTCCTCCTTGCGGAGAAAACCCAGCCTCCGCTTTTAAGAGTCAATGGAACCTACTGTGTGATTAAATCACACAGGTTCGCGACACCACGTCGCAACCTTTGGCACTATGTGCCGCAGGAACGCTTCCAATAAACTTAAGAAAGCGCAGGTGTTCTGTTCGGATAAGGTAAAACCGGTATTAACCGGTCGGACCACTCAGCACACAAATTAATGTGTGCAGAGTGTCCCCTAATATCCGGACTATAGGTCCTGGAAATCCACGGCGGGTAACCGCTTCCTCCCAGTAGACCGGGTCCCCACAAC